TAGTTATACAAAGGTAATTATTTTATCCAAACCAGAACGATTTTTCTTCAATCGACATAAGTTCCAGCAATGCGTAAACACAAGCATCTAAATTATTAGGCGACTTTTGCCCAGGTTCGCCCGTGTAATGCAACATCTGATCCTCTAAATCAGGAAAATAACCAACATGATGAACTTTTCCTAATTCGTATAATCCTGATACTGGCTCTGCCCTCAATCGCTTACCCTTCATGGCATGGATCATGTGTACTTTTATTTCATCATCAACATTGTGAACAGTGGATTCAACCATTTCGCCGCCCTGATTGACTTCTGCGACCATGCAATCAGCCACATTGCCATAAAATAAAGAAACCGCCATCGAAGCCCAAGCGTTGGGTGTATATCTATCCGTACAGTCTTTAAGTACGTAATAATGCCCGGTCGATGATTTACCCACTACGACTATTCCGGTCGGGTCCGAATCCGGCCCGTGTGTTGTTGCCGGGTCTATGGCAACAACTACCCGGATTAAATCAGAAGGCATTTCAATTTCCCGATGTTTATCCAATTCTTCCTGCTTCCATAAGGCCCCGACAATCTCATCCGCATATTCACCTTTCAAAAACCTTTTCCTTGCTCGTTCCGGCAGACTTTGCAAGGTAGCCAGAAAATTATCATCCAGATTTATAAGGTTGTCATCCGGGTTCATGAGCATCGTTACCCAGTTATCCGGATCCAGCATGGGGACATTGTTTTCGGGGTTCCAATGTTCAATAAAGACCTTGTATGTCCAGTGTGATTTCGATGGCGGGTTCTGGTCAAGATAGAGTTTATTCTTTAGGTTGGTTTTTGCAGCCAACCGGGTTAAAACAAGGGTAACGAGATTAAATTCAAGCATGGAACATTCGTTCATGAAAATAGTTGACCATTCAGTACCCAGGATTTTTTCTATCCGTTCTTTTTGGTCAAACCCGAATATCCAGATTTGTGATTTATTCGGTAATTCGTAGAACCATTCCTGTTTATTGAGCATAACGATCAATTCAGGAAAACACACCTTTAACATTTTAGGTATAGTCTGATAGACCAGTGCCGCCACCGCATGATTAAACCGGAGTCGACCCATGCAATGAAGCGAGCCGGATTCTTTTAACGCCCGGACCCAAATAGCATAACAAATGATAAATGTCTTACCAGATCGACTCCCACCGGACAATAGAATGCGGTTTGCCGGTGAACCGAGAAGTTTGACCGCATCGACTTGGGTTGGTGTTTTGGTCCAGTTCATAGGTTTGCATCGTCTTTGTCGATCATGATCTGGATGGGTTGGGTATTTTTGAGGTTGACATTCTCGGCGATCTTACCCCAAACCTGTTGATAAACAAAGTCAGCGGCCTTCGTGTCTTTATCATCGACAGCCTTTTCAACTTGTGCCTTTGCTATCTTTACTAAATCTTCCGTTGAGATTGACCGCATCATAATAGACTCCCTGGAGCAAAACTTTTTACCCGTTGGGTTTCCTATATCGCCCTTTTTAAACGATTTTAAACCTGATGTATTTGGGTGTTTATTTGCCATTATTTCACATCTGTTATCACATCAGTGAATCTGTATTATCTGTTTTCCCGTCAACCTTCTTAGTGCATCTATCTGTAAACCAACCACCCTGGCCCAGCCGGTAAAAAAATCATCGTCCTGGGTTTTGTTAGTTTGGTAACCATCGCAGTATTGCGCTCCATCCTGTTTGCACAGATCCACTCCGAATAGATGTACCTCACTTCCCATCTGGCAGGCCAGGTCAATAGCTGGGATGATAGTTGATGTTCCGCATTGCAGATCGGCGTATTCCCTGAACCGGATGCCTGGAACGGTTGGGTTTGTCGATCCCTGAAACATCCAATCCGAAGCGTAGTCTGAATAAACCAGCGTTGCATCGGGTAATTCAATGCCTTTCGAGATATTCAATAACAGCATAAAATGAGTAACGACAAGGTAATCCAATTTGACCAATTTATAAACGTAGTTAACTCCGATCACCATTTCATAGTCTTTCAATAGGTGACTTGTATAGCCCAGTGACGGCCCAGCTCCAACCACGGCAACCGGAGCAATTATATGTATTGTACTTTTTATCCAGTCCGAAAAGTATTGATCCATAGGTCAAATTTACAACACAATTAGCGGAATCCTGCAAAAGTTGAGAAATATCTTTCTTATGTTCACCGGCGAAGTGCATTTTCCATGACATGGACCGATCGTCTGGACTTGTATAGGTAAACTCCGATCTTACCGTTTTTGAATAATTTTGTTATTACCCCCTGAACCGGGATATATTCATCTTCGTTATCGCCTGCCTGAATCCATTGCCAGATATAGCATTCATCATTAATACGCCATTCCCTGGACTTTCTTTTAAACAGATCAATTATTTTCATGTTTTTTTATGATATTAAATTAAAAAATTATCACCTTAAAAATCCTGTAAATTGTATAATTTGCTCGGTTGTGGGTTTTGTATAATGCCAACCATTGCGTAATGGTATAACAAAGGAATTATCAATCCTGATTTCTTTACCGAATTGGTAAAACTTTATTTTCGTCCCGTTCCTTTTGATTCGGTTACGTCTGGTTGTTTTATTCCAATACGTCCGGTTCTGTTTGATTTTATTCCAGTTTGTCATTTTGCCCTCCTACTCTCCCAAACCAGATAGGTTATTGGTTTTTTATTTGAATCAAGATAGCAGACAAGCTCGGCATAATACCGATTTCCATTAATTGGGATTTTTGGTTTTCGTACTTCATAACCCCGAATCCAATAAACAGGCCCTTCTATTAATATCAATGAGCTCCACGATGTATAATTAGTGGTATCACCATTAGGTATAAACTTACACTTTGACGTTGACGTTGTATCACTAACCATCATTATAACGGCGGTCGTGTCGTATTTCGGTACCGGATAGCTTATGGAATCTACCCTACCTGTTAAATATTGGATTTGTGCCTGTGACTGCATCCCGACACACAGGATGATAAGTGTGAGTAGTGTTTTCATTTTTGAGTTTTAAGGTTATCATTTTAATGATTTTACAATATCTATCAACCTGATAGGATCAATAGCTAATCGCTCACAGTGATAAAAAATAATACTAGATTTTTCTCCATATTCTTTAACAACCACCTCGATGGTCGATTTATCATAAAGTGTAGTTTTCATCGCCTCATCAATAAGTTCCTTTGCTTCGATTAGTTCATTGATTAGTTCATTTGCATCTGATCCAATTATCTGTTTTATCCGTCTATACTTCAATCCGTATTCCTTTGCAATTTCCTTAATTGACATATAGGCAGTATGATACGCATGATAGATTTCAAAATCACGCCTTATATTTTTAGACCATCTACTCATGTTTTTCCATCCTTTCCGGGTAATAATTCCCTAAGCACGGTTATAATTGAAGGATGTTTAAAATCTCCAATATCAAAACCATCCTTAATTTGATCAGCTAAATCATCCTTTAATTCCTTGATCTTTTTTTCAATCTTCTCAATCCACTCCTGATTAGTCTTGTCGCAGCCACGCTGTTCGGCTGTTATCATTAATTTATGCTGATTGTTTATGATCTCATTGTTTAGTCTCTCGTCTCCATCGGGGGCATCAGGACGGGTGTTCCAAACCTTTTCGCACCTACTTTGTGAACCCTTGAATATTTTTATACCACATTTATTACATCGAATCCCTGTATTATAAACACCAGTGTATTCCGCTTCTCCTCCACAGAATGGGCAGGGTTTTATTTCTTGTTTCATTGTTTATCCTCCGTTTACCAAGCCCTATCGGCTAATGGTATTCTTTTAAGTTTATTCTTTTGGGCAATAAATGCTTTTTGATTTTCTATAAAATTGTCTTTGTCTTTTACAATTTCCAATCTCAACGAATCAAGTTCGGGCATTGTTTTAGTTTTTTTGATTTTTTCTATTGTTTTCATCGTCATTTTCATTTCGGGTTAAGAAGTTTAATGGCTTCTTTTGCTAAATCTTTCATATCGTCGATAGTATTGCTGGCGTGTTTTAGGGGGTTAAGGTCGTAACGTCCTTTGCCCTCAATTATCTCATTAAGTAGTTCAATCACTTTGTTCAGGTCAGGTTTCTCTTTCTCGATCAGTCCAGCCATAGTCTGTCGGCCCATTTCGATCATGTCCGCTTTTTGCTGTTGATAATCGGGTTGCTCCGGCTCGGACTGCGGGGTTGATAAAATAAATTTCACTGTATCCAAAATTTCTTGGACGTCCGTATTTTTTAAAGGTCTCCAAATATTAATCATGTTATTCAGGCGATAACTTAATTGTTTAATATCATTCTGGCTTACTTCTGCCTTCATCGGGGCGGGCAGGATGGAGAGAAAGGATTTGGATTCAAAATACTCATCTACAATTAAATTAAGCAAACAACTTTTATGACTATTGTAATATATCATTGCGTTTTTTGCCACTTGTTTTTCCCGTTCAGCCAGGTTAATCGGTTGAGGTACTTCACAGTTGGCATCATTTCT